GCATTATGCCGGGTACAAGGCCGAGCTTGGGGTAAACCTGGCGGACGACCTCAATGCCGGTCTCTTCGCCGGTATCAGGATCAACGCCGCCCTGGATGTCGCTGGCCTTGATAGCGGACGGGTCGAGCTTGTTGCCGCTCACTGTCAGGGAAGTCACCGCGTCGGAATAGTCGCTGGACAAGGCAATGGTCAGGTAGCCGTCATCGTCAAACTCAGTGGAGTAATCTTCACCGGCCGTCAGTGTGGCGTTGCCGTTCTCGACCTTGAGGGTATAGGCCAGAATGCCTGTCTCCGCGATAGTCGCGGTGCCATTGGTCAATGTGACCGAGGTGGTGGTTATAGCGGTTATGTGCTTTTTGGGGTTGAGCACGTTTATAAGCACGATAGGCGCAACGCCCTCGACCTGGAAGCTCGCGTAAATGCTCTGGCAGAGGGTGTAGTTCCTGAAGTCGGTAGAAAAGCCCAGCTTGTTCACGGCTTCCTTGTAGGTGTAGGCAAGGATAGGGGTGTTCACCAGGCCGGCCGCGTCATCCTCGCTGTCCAACACCAGATTCAGCGGCGCAGTGCCGATAACTACTTGCAGGCCGGCAGTCGCCTCAATAGGCGCGGTAATGCTTGTGGCCTGCTCGGACACATATACGCCGTGCCGATATGTACTAGCCATAGGTTAAGCCTCCTTTATCTGCTTCAAAAGGTTGCGGATGATAATGCACTCGGCGCCTTTGCCGCTGCAAATGCGCGCGCGCACCTCTGTAAACTTGTTGTCGGGCACCAGCAGCGACGCGGCAATGGGGTACTTGGCTATGAAGTCCTGTACGCGCTGCGGCGCGCCGCCGATAAAAACCGTGTACTGCGCTGCCACGCCGCGCACGGTGGGGCCGCACCAGACTACCTTTTCAGGCTCCTTTGCCTCGGCGGCCTGTACCGCCTCCGCTTGTGCGGTTTCTGTCTTTTTTGTACTGCTCATAATAGTTCCTCTAATTTTTTGTCTGTCGGCGCGATAGCCACTATGGGCAGCGCCACGGGTATACTCACCGCGCCGTAGTAGTACGGCGGCGTTTCTTCCTGCTGGATAGCCCAATCGATAGGGTATTGAGCCTCGAACGCGCCAAATATCGGGTCAGACATAAAGCGGCCGGTTATGCGCTGGACGATGTTATAGACTTCGTGCAGCCCCTCGCGGTCGGTGCCGTTATCCCACGTGCACACCACCAGCGCGAGCGTTACCTGCATTTGGCGCTCAGCGGCCTTTACCTCGCCGCTGTCTATGCGCACCTGTATAGCGGGCGCGAGGGATTCAATGCTGTCGGCAAGCTCATCGTCTATGGTCTGGATAGGCATCATCTGCCCGTAGACCTTGAGCTCGCGCTGGCCGGTCTGCATGGGCAGGTCGTCGTCATCCGAGCGCCGGCCAACAGGGGAGGTGAAGGTCATACCCTCAAACAGTTCTTCAATGACCGTTATCATGGCGTCGTGCGCCGCACGCGCCGTGTAACCGGTGGCAAGCCTGTAATTGGCCATTTATTTCACCTTGCCCTTCTTTTTGGCGTTCTCTATCGTTTTGGAAATGCTGTCCTGAATGTTCTTTTCAAGGTTTTGCTCGGTCTCGGCGCGCACCGTTTCGTCCCACACCTTGCGCTCCATGGAGCTGGCGCCGACGAACGACTTAGTGTAGGTGGCCTGCACTATGCCGCTCTTTTTGTCCCGCCAGCGCTTTTTGTCGCGGTTGGTCTCCGTGCTTTTGGCTTTCTTGCCGTCCAGCCGCCTTTGCAGCATGGCAATGTGGTCATTTCCGGCCTTTTTGTTGTGGATACTCGCCAAAAACGCCTTGCTCCTGTTGGGGCTGCTCTCGGCTCCGAGCTTTTTATAGCCGCCGCTCCTGAGCACTTTAACGGCGTAGTTCTTCGGGCTGTGCAGCACAGCGTCTATGCCGGAATGCACCTCGGTCGGCCGGTGTACAAAATAGCTCGCGTCCAACATGTGGCCTTCGTCGCTTTGCCGGTGGATGTTCTCAAGGTCATTGACGGTGGCTTTTTTCTCCTCCTTGAGCCCCTCAAGCTTTTTGCGGCCGCGGGCTGTAAGGGCGTAGCGCTGCTTTGCTTCCTTCAGCTCGCTTTTGCGCATTTGTTTGGCGCTGGTGTTTATGGCGCGCTTGACCGTGATAGGGGTTTTCTTTGCAAGGTCTCCCAGCGCCGTGTCCACCTGCGTAGCGTCCACGCTGACGGTGAACGCGCCGTTGTCGGAAACTGTGTTTGCCATTTACATGCGCAGCCTCCCCGCCTTGATGAGATAAACGCCGGCATCCTCCTTGCAGCTGAGCACGCGGTAGCGCGTGAGCCCGCCGTCAAAATCAAGCGTCTTGCCAACCTTCGGCTTCTTGCCGTAGTCGCTGACCTTGATGTAGAGATTCAGCACGGCGTCGTACAGACCGGTATCAAAGTTTTGCTTGGCGCCGGCCTCCCAATGCGAGGCATGGTCCTTGAGGTCGTCGCCCTCTATGACCACAGGCATGTCCTTGCCGTCGATATTGTGCGTCTCCGCGAACTCGTCAAGACAGAAGAAGGTCTCGTCGATATCCTCTGCCGCAAAGTCCTTGAAGGTCTTCACGTTTTCGTTAATATCAGGCAGCTCGTAGTCTTGCTCGATATCCGGCATGGCGGCTCACCTCCGCGCAAAAAGAATCCCCCGCCGGATATTTCCGGCAGGGGTCATGTGTTAAGAATCGCCAAGCACCTTTTTGGCTGCGATCCACGGGTTCGGGCGGTTGGGCACCATGAGCGGGCGGGCTACTACCTGCGTCTCGGTGGCGGGCGGCTTGATAGTTGCAATGTGCTGAGGTATGCGCATACCGGCGTAGGTGTGCCACTGCTCGTCCTTTTCTACCTGCGTATGCGCGCCGTACAGGCCGCGGCCGCAGCCCGGCGCGGTAACGATAACGCTGCCTGCCGCGAGGTACGGGGTATCCACGCCGTCCTTGTCAAAGGTGCCGTCATTCACGAGGATATCCAGCACGCGGCCGTTAAAGTTGAAGCGGCCAATCTTGGTGACATACGGGGTCAGCTCAGTGGGCTCAATGCCGCCCATCTCAATGCGGCGGTTGTCGAGCATTGCCTGGAGCCACGGGTCATCCATGAGGAAGCTGCCGACATCGTTTGCGACGATTACCTCAGTCGCGGGCAGGCCGCGGGAGGTCAGCTTCTTAACCATGGCGCAGATATCGTTGTACCAGTTGCCTTTCTTGGTGGCGCTGGTGCTGTTTGCCCACGTGGAAGCGGGGGTAAATGCTGCCGGGTTGGCGTCGCCGTCGTAGAACTTGACGTTGACATCCTCGTACACATCGGCCTTGTCGGTCTCGTGGCGCATAGTGCAGCCGTTGTTGAGCATGGTCTCGCAGGCCATAAGCTCCTCGGTGCGGCTGATCATGGCGCTAAGCTCCTGCATGTCGCTCATCTGGAGCAGGCGCGCGCGGTCCTCGGGGGTCATCTCGCTAAGCAGGCTCTCGCCAAAACCGCGCTTGCGCAGCTGGTCAAAGGTCAGCGGCATGGACACACCGATGTATGCGGGCTCCAGCTCGTAGGTGCTGAAGCCCTCGCGGCCAACAGGCAGGCTGCCAATGCGCGGCAGAACGAATGGCGCGTTTTTGTTGGTCTGCTTTTTGTAGTCCGCCAGCACCTTAGTGGTGCCGAATACGTCCAGCACCTCGTTGGTAGGGAAGTAGCGGCTCTTGTAGAACGTATGCTCAAGCGGCATTTCTTTGACTGCCGCGAGCATGTAATAGGTATCGTAAATATTCATGACTTTTCGCCCTCCTTACAGCATCTTATCCGCGAACACGATGCCGTACTTGCGTAGGTTGTCGAGGTCGGCGGCGCTGATAGAGCTGCCGTCCTTTACCGTTACCGCCTCTTTGTTGAAGCAGCCGGAACGGTATGCCACAGCGGACACGTCTGCGTCGGTGCCCACCTCAACATCATCAGCAAGGATATAGGCCGCCGTGAGCGTGTCGCCGGTGGCGGCGGTCGAGCCGAGGATAACGCACTTGCCGTCGCTCGCGCTCTGCGCAAGAACGGTGCCGCGCTTATAGGTCGCGGCGGCGGCGTCCTCTTTGGCGATAAGCACGCCCGTCACCTCGGCGGGCGGGAGTATTTTGGCTATGAGGTTGTCCTGCGTAACAGAACCGACTTTGCTCAAAAGCTCGCTCATCTCACTTCACCTTACCTTTCATCATTTCAACAAATGCCTTGCCGTCCTTCGCGCCCTGCGCGGCGGCGTTGGCGGGGGTGTCGCCGGGCTCCTTGTCGGCCGGAGGCACGGAGCCTACAGCCTTTGCGCCGCCGTTCTGTATGTCGGCATGGCGCTGGTCAAGGTACTTAGTGCCGGCCTCCGCGTCGGCCACGGCCGCGCGGTAAGTCAGCTCCTTGGCGTCGCAAGCTTCCTTCTCGTCGTATTTGGCCTTGTTGACCATATCGGCGGGGAAAAGCTTTGCCACCTTGTCAATCGCCTGCAAGCGTGCTCTCTCTTCCCTGACTGCGGCGGCGGAGGATTCCTTCTCCGCCTGCGCTATCAGCTCGGGGAACGCCTTGCGGGCATCGTCCAGAGTTTTGATTTCCATATCGTCTTTGCCCTCCTCGTGGCAATTACTTTCCGGCGCACCCGCCGGAGCTTTATTTTCAGGGGCGGCGGGTGCCGCCATTTCCTGCATGTTTTTGGGTGCCGCACTAAACGGCAGGTTCATATTGACGGAATTTACAAAGAGCAGCCCGCTGCGGTTTTCCACCTTGGCGGCCTGCTCGCCCTTTACTATTTCGTCAATAAAACCCTTGTCCTTTGCCTGATTGGCCGTCCACCAGCTTGTAGAATCCATCCACGCTGTCAAGTCCTCGCGGCTCTGGCCTGTCTTTTTCTCGTACAGGTCAAGGATATTTTCTTTTATGCTTTCCAGTGCCCGTACATATCCTTCCAGATCCTTTGCTTCCATATAGCCGCAAAGGCCGATTTGTACGGGATGTATCATGTAGCTGGTATCCTCGGCCGCCTCCACCTTGTCGCAGTGACAGGCGACTATTGTCGCCGCGCTGGCGCAAAGGCCGTCGATATGCGCCGTCACCGTGGCCGCGTGCTGTTCAAGCAGGTTGCCTATAGTCTGCGCCGCCCATACGTCGCCGCCGCCGGAGCATATCCTTACCGTTATGC